GTTCCTTGAACATTCCATGCATAACTTGTGTTTGTGTAATATAATATTTTCAAAATCTTATTCCAATTTTCTTGGCTGGATTACCAACTCACGTAGAATCATTTCTTGGCGATGGTGCTTTTCAACAGTGACACTTTTGGTCTGAAATCACCCTTATTTACATAGAATGTCTTCTGACGCCCTTTAAAAGAACACTTTTTACAGATATCTAAATCTCTTTTTCCTGCAATCAAATCATCTCTGAGACGTTCTAATCTATCATAATTTGCTTTTATAACATCCTCAAAGGATTCTTTATTAAGGTCACCAAACTTCTCTTCCTTGTCGATATCAAGACAACATAATCTCATCTCGCCCGTTGGGCATATCAATAATGACGTTAAAGGCGAATAGCATGGTCCAATAGCAGGCGTCATATTCATTCTGCTATCTAACTTCTTAATTTTACGTATCTTAAAAGACACCTTCCCAAGATACTCTTCACCTATTGTGTTCTGTACGTTCTTCCTTACTTCTGTTAACCGTACATGCTCTTTATCTGTATAAGAAGATACCAAGAGAAATGTTGTGCCGGCCTCGAAAAGCTCCTTAGCCATAACCTTATCTAAATACCATCCATTAGTACCTACTATAATAGTGGCAAGAGGAAGTTTTTCAGAAGCGTATTGGATGAAATTGAATAGTCTCGGATCATTCATAGAATCATTATATAGATAAAAAGCAACGGACTGATTTTTTCCATAATTGTATTTTGCAAGTGTGTCTAAAATATCATAAACCATCTTGGATGGCATGATCACTTTTTCCTTGACACAGTGAGCTGGGCATTTTTTGTGCATATAAGCATAATTGCATAGGTTCGAGATTTGTATATTCACATGATATGTTGATTTAAACATTTTTATCTTCTCTTTCTTGTCTTTTTAGTATTTGTACCCGTAGAGTTTTATGTCTTTAGCGTATCTTTTACCAACCATATCTATTAATTTATCATCATAATAATCTTTATAATCTCTGTGTGTTGATTTCATTAGATGTTCTTCTTGTATGTTCATTCCCAACTTTTTTCGTAATTTATTTAAGTCTTCGTGTAAATTTTCAAATCGACCCACAAAATCTGCGCTGCTTATAAATGTATGTTGGGATCTAAAATGGCCATCTGACTTAGAATTATTTAGCCCACACACAAATTTAGCGAATTCTGGAAATTCCATATTCTTAAAATTTTTATTATACTTTTTGAAGGGTTTATATTCACCTTCTGATACGTATTTATTCAAATGCTCAAAGTCGTCTTTTTTCATGGATCTTACTGATACAACTTTATCAAAATAACATGATACCAGCCTATCCCAAGGATTACGAACAAATGCGAATTTGAAATGTGTTGGGTATTTCCCAATTTTTCTTATGTCAATATAAGAAAAATTGGTTTCCCCATTCCATGCATGTTTCCATTCTATGCCTTCAAACTTTGCAAGCATTTTTCTTATAGTTGAACATGCTACTTTAGGAATATAAAAATATATATATTTGTTTTTGTGTGAAATTATCGCCGACATAATTTGTAATTATTCTGAGATACCTTTTTAAAATGTTTGTTTAAAATTTTGGTTCCTTCAGAAAACCACATGTCTATAGCCCCTGGCAAATGTCCTTTATTATAGTTTTTCATGGTAGAACAATTAAGATGTGCTGTGCCGCCAATCTTCATACACTCAATGAATTTAAACAATAATGAAACTGGGTCTGGTATGTGCTCTAATACATCCGTACATAACACAATGTCATAATAATTATCTTGTAAGTCTTCGTCAGGTTTTTGTATGATTACGGGCAAGGATCTTAATTCATATCTTTTTTTTGACACTTCTAACATTTTATCTGAAATATCAACTGCACACACCTCACACCCTTGTTGAGCGCACGCTATACCATGAGTTGATACGCCGCATCCATATTCTAACACCTTACCACTAGATTGCCTAACTAATTTAAATAAATCAGGTGCTCTGTTTGTGAGGCTGGTTACTGCTAAAGTTGCTATATATTCATCGACATATCCACCATGATTATATAGATCACTGAGTTTGTCAGCATCAACAATTCCGTTAGTTACGTAGTCGTCTTTGTTGTCTGTAATGCGGCCTGTGATTTTATTTAATGTTATGGGCTTACCAAGAATTTTAGATATTTCTTGGAGTACTTCGTTTCGGGTTAAATCTAAGATTGGCTTCACATTTATCCTCTATTTACCGTTCCTGTTGATTTAATCCAATCTCTAAAATACTTAGTTTCTTCGTTTACTTCTGCCATGTCCCTTTCTTTGAATCTTATGATGTCTCTTATCTCATTTTCTCCGTGTTTTCCGAAGAAATAAAAGTTATAATGATCTAGATCTCTATCTGTTATTTCTATTCCATAATCTTCTGGATGTAGCCAGATGTCGCTTCCAGGTAATGGCGCAAACAATGTGCATGCAATAATATCATATGGAACTTTTTTAAGCCACTCTATGTTTATTGGTACTGTTTCTCTTCTCTGCCCTGGTGTTCTAATCATAAACAACACTCGACTTACAAGCCCGGCATCGTGTGATATTTCTAGAGCTTTAGCGTTTTCCTCTGCGGTAGTGTTCTTTTTTAGAACATTAAGAACATGGTCGTCAAAACTTTCCACACCAAAAGATAGTTCTTTACATCCAGCATCAAACATGGCCTTGGCCATATCTTCATCAAATGGTTTAACCCTACATGAAACTCTCCACACCACATCAAGTTTGCCTACTAAGTCGCATATTTTCAATACTCTTTCTCTATTGGCTGTAAACATGTCATCCGAGAATCTGAATTGTTTAATGCCATATTCGTCCCTAACTTGTTTTATCTCGTCATGGACAGATTGTGCACTTCTATATCTCATTTTCTTATTGCCAACAGAGAAATGAGGAGCACTGCAGAAAGAACATTGGAAAGGACATCCGCGACTTGACAATATTATAGTACTGCCGCCATCTAAATAATTTTTATCATATGCAAATATGTTTCCACCTTGAGAGTTCAATAGATGCCTGGCAGGAAATGGAATGGTATCAATTTCACGTACTGGTTCGCCGTTATATATCTTTCTTAATTTGTGCTTTTTAATGTCTTCCATCATGTTAAGAATTGTAATTTCCCCATCTCCCATACAGATGGTATCAATCACATCCCAATTGACATATTCATGACTATAAGTGCCAGGACCACCCAGACCAATAGTGCAGTCGTGATATTTTTCTCTCATAAGAAATGCAAACCTATTAGCCTGTGGCAGCTCGAGGCTAGTCACACTTATACCATAAAAATCTGCTTCTGGAAGATCAGCTATGGCTTCATGAGTAAGAAATGAAGAATAATTTTTTAGTTCTACTTCGTATCCGGATTGTATTAAAACTGATGCCAAATACATTAAACCCAATGGGGCCTGTGCGTCAGGCTGATTTAGGTATGGGTGTGGTAAATATATAAGAATTATTTTCATTTGATCTCCACAGTTCTATAATATGTTTGATGGACTGTGGCAAGATCACTCTGATAAGCCCGGAAAGACGGGCAAACGGTATACACATCGGGCGTAGGATTCCCCTACGCCCATTAATGGATTATTTATTCGCCCATTAGTCTTTAATATATACTGGTTTATTGTCATCATAACACATTATAACTGGCTTTATGATTGCTCCATAGATCTTATTTGGGTTGTATCTCTCTATAGATCTTGTTTGTTGAATCTTAAGTCTTTTTCCATACACGTCTTGAATCATTCCTGGACTAACGAAATTTTTACCATCAAAAACGTCTACTAGTGTCATTTTGTCGTCTTTAATAGAAAAGAACAGCTGAGATTGTGGCAACCTAAGATGTATACCAACATTCAGTGCAGTCATTACGTCTTTGCCTATTGGCATATTTTCTGGGTGTAAATGCACTCCGTCTTTATCTAGTACCTTAACAGCGTTTCCGTCTCTGTCTTTGAGTATGAATATCGATATGAGTTTGCCATCATCATATGGTTCAATGATATGACAAGACTTATCTTTTAATAATTCTTTCTTGGCGGAAAAGGTGGGAAATGCAAAACACTCCACGTTAGATATACCAGATTCCGTTTTGTTGGGTGGCATATGCTCCCCTAGATCTTTTTATTTTACTCAACGATATAGTTGCCGAATTTTTGTCCATCTCGTCTGGGTCCATTGACAGCAGCAAGATTGGCATACCAGATTTTACTATTTTGATTCTATCGTCATCCATTCCATTGATGACTCCATAATAATGAGTAAACCAACCATGCCAGATAATAAAATCGCCAACTTTTGGCCTATAGGTAGATATCGGCTTATATTCGGCAAGAGTGACATTGAAATTAGTCTGCATATTCTAATTTTCCATCATATGGATTATATTCTATCTTTTTACCACCTATTTCCCAGGTTACCATCTGTCTTTCGGAATCTATTTTGCCGCCCAGTGTGTCTCGCACTAAATTGTGTACCCATCCACCCATTGATTCTACATCTAGACTAACGTTACCAGCATCTTTTAGTTTTTTGTTGTATTCTATTCTGCCCCTAATGTTGTCTAGGCCCTCTATGAGCAGACTTTTTGCTCTTGATTCTGATTGATCCAATTTATGTTCTTTTATGAGCTTTTTAATTTCGTCCATGCTTTGAGGATTTGTATTCATGTGATCATCCTTTTGAATTTGGGCAACTTGGTTTTATACAATACCAACTTCTGATTACTCTCTTTATGCTTTTATCATATTTATGTAGACTACGCATTACTGATCTACATATTGGACATGTTTTCTTGCCAGCATTTGTGTTCGTTCTAGACACACTGGACGTCCTGGGAGTATTTGGACCGGGCCTTTTAATCTGTATGGATTGTTTTCTTCTTTTTCCACATCCACCGCATCCCATAATTCATTCCTTGTAAAATACATTTTTGGCATGTTTTATAAAATCTTCGGCAACCATTATATGCATTGACGGTATGTCAGTTAGCTCGGCAATCTTGTTATCTATTTCTATTTTAACTGGTCCTTTTATTGATGGTATTGTCATATGAAATGGAAATTCCCCATCGGGTTCTTTGGCAACATGTACCATACCATTTTTACATATACAAGCAAAATCCTTTCGAACCGATTTCATATTAAAAAATAATAGTGGAAGTTTGGTTTTAGTCTCTGTGGTTGCAGCCTCGGCGTCATAAATACATTGACACCAATATTTAGTTAACGATGCCGTAGTGGGGTTCTTAATTACAGATTCTATATTTATGTCTTTACAATTCTTACATTCTATACTAAATATAAAATCTTTTTCGCAACAAAGATCACCACCAAGAAAGACGCCATTAAAAGCTCCTTCTCTTAATAATGCACCAGATCTGGGTGATCTTTTAAACTTTATTCTAAATCCATCGGTCAACATACCAGCCATCTTGCGCTCATATGACGCGCCACGGCTGCGATTGCTTTTACCAATCTTAGAGAAATCAGTCATGTTTTTTAGTTCGTAGTTACAATTGTGGTGTTGTCCATATGAGCCAGATCAAACCCAATAGCATCTTCTGCCACTAAATAATCTTTTATGCTGGGATTATTAGCAGAACTTGCCACGTCATTGTCTGGTATAATTCTCATCTCCATAGTTGCGTTGGCCATTTGGGCTATGGTTGCGTCCTCTTTGTTGACGATCACTCCGCCCACAGCTTGCATTGGTCTGACGTATACGACGTGAACTGTCATGTCTATTCTCCAATTAGTTTGAATGGTGAAATTATGGTCTTGTATTCAGTCATAATTCCCCTAATCTTATGTTTGTTATATAATAGTTCTACTAACATTTTCCTGTTAAATCTGGTTTCTTGATTAATTGTCTCGAGAATATATAAAATATTTTCAGAAAGATGCGGACAAAGAGATAGATCTATTAACTTTCTGTTTCTTTCATAGATCTCCGGCCCCTTTTCTGACAGCAACTCCCACAAGGTGCTGCTGTTTGCTATATATTTTGCGGCTTTTTTCGGTCCTATACCATAATATCCAGATATATTATCTGACGTGTCACCATCGAGACACTTAAATGATACGGGGTCTAACTTTGGTCTATCGCAGATGCATTTCTTTGAAGGATTATATACTTGTACATTTCTAAATCTATATGGTAATTGAAGCATATCACCATCATTAGAAACCACTGTCTTGGCACCCGATATGGTATAACAGAAAGTATAGATAAGATCGTCGGCTTCCATCTTATCTTTTTTATATTGTTTAACATTCATGTTGCTCCACACTTCTTCACATATTCCTTGATATCTTACGAGCTTTTCTTCGATCTCTGATGATTTTTCTCGACAATCAGCATCTTTATAGTCTGGTAAGATATCTCTTCTCCAAAGATTTTTCCTGTCATCATCCCAGAATACATGTATGTCGTGGGCGTCAAAATTATGAAAATATGAATAGATCATTCTACTGATTGCTACAAAATGATCTTTGGTTGTTGTATTTAAAGAAGCATAGATGCCTCTATACAATAGATTCTTGCCGTCTATTAGAAGGTGCATATGGCCCTTTCAAAAATAACAAAGATAAAATACTATGGAGATAATTCTATGAAGCGTATGACCATAGACTCGCCCGTTGAAATAATTCTTAACGGGTACAAAATGCTATTTGAGCCTGGAGATGTAATTATAATTGAAGGCGAATTACAGGCAGAAGTTATAAGTGGAGTCATAAACGAAGCAAGTCAAATCGAAAAATATGTGAATATGAAGAAGAAATTATACATAAACCAAAGTGATATAGAAAAAGACATAAGAGTTTGGATAAATAAGGTAGAAAAAGAGCAATCTTCATCTAAAAAGAGAAAATTAGAAAAAGAATTGGATTTGTTAAGGGGCCAAAAAGAAAAAGCCGATGGTATGATAAAAAAGGTTAACGGAATTATCAGAAGCGCTGGTGGGAAGTTTACTTCCGATTATCTCAAGGGAAGCGCAGAAGAAGCCGAGGCAGAAGAAAAGGCAAAAAGATCAGAAGAAATGTCTATGATTAGGGGCACAATCAGTAACAAAATTGATGAGCTAGAAGGCGCTAAAACCGAAAAAGACGATTTAATAAGAGATAGAGGGTATGAGACAAGCGGTGGTAGATACGTTGCTCCTGACGAAGATGGGGAATATAGAGAATTAAATAAAGTAGAGACTGGTGAATTAGAAGATAAATTCTTACAAATCAGCTCAATTGAAGATGAAATAGACGAATTACAGTCAGAAAAGAGATCCCAACGAGCAGAAAGAGATGAAGAGGGAGAGGTTGGCGATCTTGATACTGGTCTTCCAGAAATGACCGATAGTGTGGTAACTCCAAATGAATTATATACTCAGCGAACCTCAACAGACCCATATGATGATGCCGGAGAATTCGCTGGGATTGGTGATATTATTTCTTCTTATATGATAAGTAGCGGATTCCAACCAGAAGATTTTGGTAAATTTAGCGATATGTTAAGAGATATTAAGGCTGCTTAAAGATTAGTTATTCAATAAAAAAGGGGCTCCGAATATTATTCGGAGCCCCTTTTCGTATAAATGTAGTATTAGTCGCTATTTAGTTCTTCTAAAAGAGAGTTGAGATCGTCATCCTCAACTTCGATGGCAGCTTCCTTCTTCTCTTCCTTCTTCTCTTCCTTCTTCTCTTCCTTCTTCTCTTCTGTTGGCTCTTCGATTTCGTCTTCAAGTTCATCTTCAAGTTCGGAATCGCCGCCACCCTTTTCTTCTACCTCAACCTCAGCCTTGGCTTCTGGCTTGGGTTTTGATGCGGGTTTTGATGCTGGCGCTGATTCTGAGTTACCAGTCAAATTATCAACAATTGCCTGCAAAGCATCAATGTCCCTTTCTGAGAACAGATTAGGAACATCATGTTTTTTATCACAGATGGCCATAATTTTCTCTTCGCCATTCTTGGTGATCGGCATCTTCTTATTGATAAAGTGACTAGACTCATAGCTGTTGAAATCGCCCTTCTTTTTGGCTTCCAGCAGGAATGGCAAAGCATTCACTGGGTCAAAAAAGACTCCATATGGTTCTGGCTCAAGCGCATCGTCTGGAGGAGCGTCACGCATGATAACCTCTTCCATGATGGCATACACGCTTTGTGGCATGGAGAACCACATTACCTTACCACGAATGTCCTGTGGTGTTGATTGAACAGAAGGAAAGTAAATATTAACGGCATATCGAGAAGAAGCGAGATAATTCTTGGCGATCTTTCTTCTCTCTTCCTTTTCGTCGGTCTCCTTCATGAGATCGAAGCCAAACTGACAGAGTGGGCAATTGGACCCATCATGAATTCTCGGGCACTCTATTACCTTATTCTCTATCCAATGGGCACCGTGCTCGTAATACCAGAGATCCATACTATCAACTGGTGGTAGAACAAAGAACTGCCACTTGAGTGGCTTACCGACTTCTGCCTTGTCTGGGCGCCACTCGTTCGGATCTTTTGATCCACCTTTTCTTTTTCTCATTTTGCTGCGAATTGATTCGAGATCATATACTAATGAATCTGACATTGTAACTCCTTTGTAGAATTAGTAAACAGTAAACAGTAAACAGTAAACAGTAAACAGTAAACAGTAAACAGTAAACAGTAAACAGTAAACAGTAAATTTTCCTTTCATAGTTAGTAAATAGTAAACAGTATATAGTAGATTATACAGCCTGGCCAGCCTGAAATAATTCTTGTTTTCTAAATCCGGATAATGATCGTAAATTATCATTTTTCATCTTTAGTGCTTCCAAGGTAAACCAAAGTTTCTGGGACTGTTTGTCCAATATGATTTTAGATACCTCAAGTTTGCTCATCATCTCATCTGTTTCCATGATGTCTGTAATGTCGGATCGCCTTAGACCCTTACCGCCTTCTTTGCATATTTGTCCATACACTATGCCTTTGCGCTTTTTTATTTTTTTCTCAACAACCGCCAATTGTTCTTTGATTTCACTATACATCATTGACCACAAATGATATTTATTTGGAAATTCTTCCATTTCTCGTTCTATGTTTTCATAATCTATAATTAAGTCATCTTTTATGCTGAATTTTTTTGCCTGACCCTGGAATGTTACCTTTATGGTACATAGGGCCTCTTTTATTTCTTCTTCTAAGTCTATAACAGAAATAGTCATCTATAAACCTTATGTGTTTTCCATTGTTTCCATTTTTTACCAACACTAATTTTTACTGGAAATCTCAAGTTTACATTTTCAAATGGTCTAAGCATTATTGGAACTATTTGTTCTATTGTCTTTCTCAGATCCGCTTCTGGGCAACAAACAACAAGCGAGTCATGAATCTCTGTTAAAATACATTCGCTGCCAATTTCTTCTGATATTCTTATGAGCACGCTTTGAATTGCCTCAGCGATTGATCCTTGGATCATGCCGTTGAATGAACTCTTTAAATCTTCTCTTGGTATTTGCATTCCCAGCATTGTTTTGAGAATGTTACCGCTATCGTATTCGGATTTCTTGGTAGACATCCATTTTTTCAATCTCGGCATGACATCCAATAATGGACCATCAAAATTTACACTATATATACTTTTAAGCATTTCTAATTTACAATCATCTCTTGTGATATCATCAGCTCCGAGAAGATTTTTTATTTCTGTATATGGGTCTGAGTTTATAAAACTATTATTTATAAACTCATCACCAGATAAAAACCCGGCAACTCTCATGTCTGCAGATACCCAGTCAAAACATATAAACATGTCACGATTTTCATCTACATGCCGAATTGGGTCTCCGTGTGTCATGCCTTGTATGTTAAAACCTCTTGTTCTTGACCTACCAGTCAAGGTGCCAGTATCATAATTTGGGTGTTCATGATGTGGACCCCAGAACAACCCTCGGTTTGCTAATTCTACATATACCGCAGATGATTTGGCCTTTATGGACATCCAAGGACATATTTCCTTGGGCATATCAATAAGACCCTCAAGGAGAGCCTTTTTCAATTGTGATTCTGTTGATCCTATTTCTATCTTTTTATGTTGTCTAGATTCAAAGATGTTGTGCTTTGTTGATGGTTCATATCCAAGATCTTTTAAAGACATCATGTGTGACAAAACATCGTTGATAAGAATATCACCATTTTTCATCGTGTCGAAGATCTTCGACATAGAATCTTTAATTGTTTTGATATTATTACCAGACTGTTTAAAATATAATGGTATGAACTCTACTTCTTTGGTTTTAGTATCATACATAGCGCTGATTTGTGGTTCGGGTATGTCCCGACTATGATCGAATATTGTGATTAATTTTTTCACTTCTTAAACCCATCGATTTGTATTGATTTTGAATTCTTCTTTCCCTTTTTTATTTTGTTTACTAAATCGTCTTTTTCTCCTGGAACTCTGTGCTTTGAATATGGGTCACCATCTTTTAGTAGGGACATATTGGCTTGTTTTTTGCATTCTTTCTTATCAAGATAACAATTTCCACGCACAAATCCGTTCACTGGTTGAATAGCCCGAAAGCATCCAGTCCCGCACTTCGGGCATTTTATTTGTGGATCTTCTTTTATGCTGTGGGTCTCAAAATGTGAGTCTTCACATTTATTGCATTCATATATGTATTGTGGCATTATTCTTCTTTCCCAATTGCGTCTGCTATTGTGAGTTCTTTTGAAATTCCCCCAGTGATCTGGATAGACTGCATTTCTGTATTTTCTTGATTCTTAACTACTGACATAATAATTGAGTCAACAATGTATTTTTCGACATCAATAGTGTTTCCATCTTGATCAAAATTGTGGATTTCAATATAGGCATGATTTCCTGGGCTTACCAAATCATGAATACCATACCACAAAAGCTTATTTACTTCTTCCACTAGGATATTTAAAGCCATAATTTCGATTGTTGTCTGGCTTCCAGTGCTTATGAGTCTGACACTTTTAACTGCAAGCTGAAATGCATCATAAAACGGCTCTATTTCTACTTTTCTTTTTTCGTCCATTTGCTCGTAATCCATTCTGGACATTAAACAAAGAGCGCCTTGTGCTACTTTCATTTCTTTTCTCCTTCTGAAATTTCTTTCATAAACATCGTCCCGAAATTTACAATTGTTTTTACTGTTTTGAACTTTGGCCCATTTCTGTTTTTAGCTATATAAAGCCTCATGCCTCGCCAATCAATTTTGTGTTCTTCTTTTTCCTCTTTTTCCTCTTTTTCCTCTTTGTGTTCTTCCTCGAACCCCTCTAATTCTTCCAATTCCTCTGTGTTTTCTTCTTTGTCTTCTTTGCCTTCTTTGTCTTCTTTGCTTTTTACTGTGTGGGTTCCATATTCTGTTCTGCTTTGGTTTATGCTCACCACATAATCAACTGGCATCATTTTTCCGAACGACTCTGACACTCGATTCACATCAATTAAGCCATCGTCTCCACCATCTTCCTTACTTCTATTTGTTTGTGTTGCAGTAATTATATATGTATCTGTGGTCTTGGCTAGCTGTCTTATCTCAGTAGACACCTTTTTCTGTCTTTTGTATTCATCTCTGTTAAAATACTCATTATCTGACAGAAGAAGTTCTAAATAGTCTATTGCTATTACGTCTGGGATAAAATTCTCAACCTTTTTCAATCTGTCTACTAAGGATGAAATATTTCTAATTGATATATAATCCGGCGGCCATTCTTTTATATACAAGTCTCCGCCATACGACTTTTTTGTTTTGTTTAGAGCCTCTAGAATATATTTTTTATTCTCCGGAGTAAATCTTTCCTTGATGTTTACTCGAGAGAAGATGCCAAGATACCTACATGCAGTTTTATATTCAGATAGCTCACAAGTGATATGTAGAACATTAAGACCTTTTTTGACGCAGGCAGCACCATTATTACAAATTACAATTGATTTTCCTACTCCGGTTGGCGCCATCCACACCATCACATCGCCTCTGGTTGGCCCTCCGTCATTAATGTACTGATCCAATTCCCCAAAGCCTGTAGTGTATTTTGTCTCAAAGTTTTCTTCAAATAGTTGGTCAACGTCTTTAAAAAACCGCATACAGTCGCCAGACATATCTTGAATTCTGGCGGCGCGTTCAACGATTTTTTCTAATTCTGTATAATTACCGGATTTGGCAGCTTCAATTACACTTTCATTATATGCTTCATCTAATGTTCTAGATCTAAGCCAGTTTATAAATCTATCTTTAATTATGTCATAATCTCTCGGGTTGATTTTATGATTACATATTTCCAGGATTTCTCTGAAATTATCGTCTTCTACCGTTAGAGTTTTTTCTATTATGCCCATAGCATATTCGCGTGATGGTATTTGTGCATGTCGTTCATAAGCCCACTTGATTACTCTAAAGACAAATTTTGCTTCATCTAAAACAAAGAAATCTGGACCTATTTGGTCAATAAGAGCGCTAAAAAACGTTGGCTCATCAAAAGCCAGCGCCACAATTGCTTTTTCTTCTGTGCTTGTGATTTCTATAGGCATGTGTATCTCCCTGCATAAAATACGGGGAGCGTGTTATCGATCTGCTACGTCGTTTAGCGAGAGAATATTTGAACCTCTGGATCTTGCGATGTTTTCAAGTCTTTCACAACAACACTTTTTATATTTCTTCTTGCTACCACATGGACATTTTTGGTTTGGTCTGAGTTTTTGTCCGCTGTGTTTTATTGGTTCCTGCCGTAGGCGTGGTCTAAAACTGCTAGAATTAGAACTAGTAGAACTAGAATTCATTGAACGAATTCTATTAAATTCATCATGAAATTTGTCTATACTATTGGTATCCATCTAGATTGATTCCAAGCGAGCCTTTTTATTTTTTAATTCGTTCAATCTTTGTTCGGCATTTATTATTGCTAAATCTAAGGCCTCAGTCTCATCAGCAAGATCATTTTCACCAAAAACCAATATTTCTTGGTTTCTCAGATTATACATATCAATGACTGCCGTCGGTTCGGTTCCGCGATGTTTGATTGCGGCTTCATATAACCATCTACTGAACTCTGGGTCCCATTTAATGTTCGTTATCTTATAACCCTCTAGAAAACCAATCAAAGCTGATTCTCTCAAATAGGCTACATCACTAACTGACCATCTAGGAGCTTCCGGCATCTTCTTCTTCCCCTTCTATATCGGGCTCTGCTTCGACATTTTTATTTTCGATATCAGCAGGCTCTGCTTCTTCTTCGATATATTTGTCCTCAGGCAGGGTTGGAAATAAGATATCCCTAGTTGCTTTGTCTATTTTCATCATTATTTCTGGGTTTTCTGTAAGAAATTCTGTGGCGTTTTGAAGACCCATCCCAAGGCGCACTTCGCCATAGGCAAACCAAGATCCAGATTTTATAATCACCCCACATTTAGATGCGATACCAACAAGATCACCAACATAATCAATACCTTTACCATACATA